ATCGATATACTCACTTAATCCCTATAAATACTTGTGTATGAAACCCACTATAGACTTAATATGAGTATATGTGTGTTCGTTTCTATAACCTGCCGCGATTGGTGGCTATGAATAAGATTTTTAAGGAGACTTAACATGTCAAGAAGTACACTAGAACAAGTGCTAGAATTGTTAATCAATGAGGAAACTGCAAAAGCCGAATCGCTTTTACATGACTTCGTTGTTGAACAAGCACGACAAATCCACGAGGATTCTCTTAACGAAAGCGACACAGTTGTAGAAGAAGAACTTGAGGAAATTGAAGAAACAGATGAAGTTGAAACTTTGAACGATGATATCGAGCAAGATTCTGACGAAATCGAAACAGAAGAAATTTTTGATGACGAAGAAATGTCTGACGATGATGCTGAAGAAGACCTAGAAATGGGTGAAGAAGAGCCAGCGGAAGAGATTGAAGACAGAGTTGAAGATTTAGAGTCAGCATTAGCAGACCTAGAAGCAGAATTTGAAAAAATTATGTCAGGTGAAGATGATGCAGAAGATGAAGACGAAGAAGGCGAAGACATGGACATGGACATGGATTTAGATATTGATGAGCCAGAAATGGAAGAGTCAGTTGAAGAAACTTTCGAAGAAGCAGAAGAAACTGATGAATCAGTTGAAGAAGCGGCATCTGAAGACTTAGACGAAGACGAAAAGTTGGAAGAGTATACTATTCCAGCAACTGCTAAAGAAGGCGATGATGGAGAAGGTTCTTCACCAGTAGCCAAAGATGGTGGTGCAGACGAAAGTGATGCAGGACCAGTTGGACAAAATGATGGTAACACATCAGGCGGCTCAGCAAAAGCAGAAGATATGAAAACAGGTAATGTAAACACAGTTGGCAATAAAAAAGCGCCAGCGCCGAAAAAAGCCTAAGTAATATAACTCTATTTGGAGAAACCAATGACCGTTCTTATTGAAAAATATACACATAATCAAGCAAATGTTAAATCAAGAATTGTTGAAACGGAAGATGGTGGTAAGAGTATGTTCATGGAAGGTATTTTCGTCCAAGGTGACGTTAAGAATGCTAACCAAAGAATGTACCCTGCAAGTGAAATTTCCAAAGCAGTGGAATCAGTCCAAGCAAGAATTAAGGATGGATATCCAGTGTTAGGCGAATGCGACCACCCACCTGAGTTGACAGTAAATGTTGACCGTGTTTCACACATAATTGAAAACATGTGGATGGATGGTGCAAACGGCTTTGGTAAACTGAAGATTGTTCCTACGCCAATGGGTAACATTATTAGAACATTAATCGAATCAGGTGCCACTTTAGGTGTCTCGTCTCGTGGTTCTGGTGAAGTTGACCACGCTGGTAAAGTGAGCAATTATGAAATTATCACTGTCGATATTGTGGCACAGCCAAGTGCCCCGGACGCATATCCGAAAGCAATATACGAAGGATTGATGAACATGAATGGCGGCTTCGAAACATGGAAGTTAGCACAGAATGTTCAAATGGACAAGTCGGCTCAAAAGTACTTGTCAAAAGAAATAGTTAAGTTCATTAGAGAACTTAAACTTTAATAGAAGAAGGAGAACCAACAATGGCAACAAATGAAATCCTTGCTGGTCTTCTTGAGTCTGATGTTTTATCTGAAGAAGTTTCAGTGCAAATATCAGAGGCTTGGGAAGCACAAATAAATGAAGCAAGAGAGGAGATAACAGCCGAGTTGCGTGAAGAGTTCGCACAAAAGTTTGAACACGACAAATCAGTAATTGTAGAAGCCATGGATAACATGCTTTCAACAGCAATTAAAACTGAAATGGAAGAGTTCAAGACAGACCGTGAACAACTAATCGCAGAACGTGTTGCATACAAGAAAGCAATTTCTGAACATGCATCTCTCCTTGAAAAATTCATTACTTCTCAATTAGCGTCAGAAGTTAAAGAATTACGTGACGACCGTGCTAAAGTTAACGAACATTTAGATAGAACTAAAGACTTCGTTGTTAAACAACTTTCACGTGAACTTGCGGAATTCCACGATGATAAGCGTGACTTAGTGGAAACTAAAGTACGCATGGTAGCAGAAGGTAAAGAAATTCTTACTAAAACTAAGGATTCATTTATCAAGCGTTCAGCAGAATTAGTCGAAAAGACTATCGAAACTGCTCTACGTTCTGAATTGGCTGTTCTTAAAGAGGACATCCAAGCGGCGAAAGAAAACGAGTTTGGCCGTAAAATTTTTGAAACATTCGCAGGCGAATTCATGACATCACAATTAAGTGAAGGTACTGAAGTTGCTAAGATTACTAAAAAATTAGAAGAAACTGCATCCACGATTGCTAAATTGGAAGCAACAATTACTGAAAAAGAAGAAGCCATTTCAAGCGTTTCAACTGCGAAGAAAGTGCTAGAAGACAGAATGGACCGAAACAAGGTCATGGAAAGTCTTTTATCGCCTCTAGGCAAAGAAAAGCGTACGGTAATGAGTGACTTACTTGAAACAGTAAAAACAACTAATTTAAAATCTGCATTTAAGAAATATTTACCTGCAGTTTTGAATGAAAGTGTCTCTACAGAGACAAAACAATCGTTAAATGAAGGCAAAGTAACAGAACACACTGGCGACAGAGACGAAGAAGTAGTAACTACTTCATCAACTCCATCACAGAGTAGCGATGCCAATATAATTCAGTTAAAAAAATTGGCTGGACTTAAATAATAACCAGAAACAGGAGAAAAAGATGGAAAATCTTTTCGAAGGAAATAACTGGGACACTACACGTGAAACACTTCTAGATGGTCTAGAAGGTAACAAGCGTGACGTAATGTCAACAGTTTTAGAAAACACAAAACAAGCACTTACAGAAAGTGCTTCAGCAGGTGCATCACAGGCTGGTAATATTGCTACTTTGAACAAAGTTATTTTACCAATCATCAGACGTGTTATGCCTACTGTAATTGCAAACGAAATCATCGGCGTACAGCCAATGACTGGTCCAGTTGGACAAATTCACTCACTACGTGTAAGATATGCGGAAACTACTGGCGGTGCAACTGCTGGTTCTGAAGCACTTTCACCTTTTGATATCGCACAGTCTTATTCAGGCGACGGTTCATCGGCTCCAGCCGGTACAGCGTCAATGGAAGGCGATGCAGGTAACAAAATGTCAATTCAAGTGTTAAAGCAAACAGTTGAAGCGAAGACACGTAAATTATCAGCACGTTGGACATTTGAAGCGGCACAAGATGCTAATTCAATGCACGGCTTAGATGTTGAAGCAGAAATCATGGCAGCACTTGCTATGGAAATCACTGCTGAAATCGACCAAGAAGTTCTAGGTTCACTAGGCTCTCTTGCTACGGGCACAGCATCATTTGATATGAATGGTACATTTACTGGTACTCCAACTTTCGTTGGTGACAGACATGCGGTACTTGCAACTATGATGAATCGTGAAGCGAACTTAATCGCTCAACGTACTCGTAGAGGCGCGGCAAACTGGGCAGTTGTTTCACCTGCGGCACTTACTGTGCTACAGTCAGCAACTACATCAGCATTTGCACGTACTACTGAAGGTACTTTCGAAGCACCTACAAACACTAAGTTTGTTGGAACTTTAAACGGTACTATGCGTATCTATGTAAACACTTATGCTACTGACACTACTGACGTCCTTTTAGGATATAAGGGTTCAGGCGAAATAGACGCGGCTGCGTTCTATTGCCCATACGTTCCATTAATGTCTTCAGGCGTTGTAGTTGATCCGTCAACTTTCGAGCCAGTTGTTTCATTTATGACTCGTTACGGCTATGTTGAACTTAATAACACTGCATCATCACTTGGTAATGCGGCTGATTACGTTTCAAAGATTGCTATGGCAAACCTTTCATTCATCTAAACAATTTAGATATGAATATAAAAACCCGCTTAATTGCGGGTTTTTTATTGCCTGCTATATTAACTGTTAATACTGTATATGAGAGTTTAACGATAAATACTATTAAATAAATAGTAGATACTATTCTTAGTAACTTGGAAAAAATATAATGGCACAACAAATTAAGTTCGATGATAAATTAGTCTTAAAAGGCGAGACATTAATTATAGATAACGGCGCATCTCATGGTGAACTAAAATCTAAAAATGGAACACTTTGGATCAAAGGCAATCTCCTAATAGATGGTACGACAACTACTATTAATACTGAAACAATAAATTTAGCAGACAATAACATATTAATAAACAGTAATCATACGGGCTCACCAACACAAGATGGTGGTATTACGATAAACCGTGGTACTTCAGATGATGCTATTATACAATGGAATGAATCTACTGACAAATGGGAAGCAAAAGTAGGCGCAATATATGCCACTCTCAAAGCAGATACATTCGAAGGCAACGTAACTT